AGATCATTGCGACTCAACACCATGCCCTGTGCTGTTTGCATGGCTTCACCGTCGCCGGCTTCAATTTTCTTAGAGTCAATAACTTGCTGTTGTTGATCCAATCGGATCTTTTTCATCTGCAAGTCAATCATTTTGAGTTTTTTGTCTAACTTGGCTGTTTTTGCTGTGATAGCATGTCCCAGCATGTTTGAAGCCACTGAGAATATTTCACTGGCAAATCTTGAATCAACTTGCATGCCAAGATCCATGAGGTCTTTGTAGCTGTCTTTGGCCAGTTCGGCCAAGCCATCCATTTCTTCATCACTGCTTTCCAAGCCACGCACGCCGGGCAAAGCAGCATCTACTTTGTCTATGGTTTCGTCCAGGGTTTGTAATTGAGTGCGTAGATCTTCTACTGGGGGAGAGCCAACATCCGCAGCAGGAGCATCTTCGGCGGGAGGTAATTCAAACAGTTCTTCGAGTTTACGAGTCATGCCCTATTTATGGGTCAAGACTTGCCGTTGTGAAACATATCGTTCTCGGTAATCACGCGAAAAGTCAAGCCGTTGCTTCTGGCCCACTTGGTTGCGGCATCCCATTTGGCATAGTTTATGGCCACAATAGCACGGTCTTTGTTGCTCATTTTTGATTCAATCACGCTTTGCTTTTTGGGTTTGATCTCGATCAACTCTGCTTTCACAGTGTTGTTGCGAGTTCTGTAAGTGATCAAAAAGTCCGGAATATACTGTGTCATCTTGCCTGTGAGTGGATGCCGATAGGGAATAGCAATGCTCTCTGACGCCCACTGCAACACATTGTCATTGGTGTCACAAAATTTCATAAAGCTCAGTTCCCAACCTGATCTATAACGCGGTGTGCCGTTGCCCACATACTTGGCTGTGTTGATCACTGTGTAAGGACCTTGTGCCCAGTGACTCATGACAATATGTTTCTGGCCTGATAGTAGTTGGGAGTAACTGCTGCCCCCACACCCAACAACGTGGCTCTGCTGCGAATTTGATTCAAGTAGTAGGCCATGTTGACATTGATATTGACACCGTTGTTGCCCTGCATCTGTTGCAACAATGTCAGTGCTGGTATACCGGTGCTTTCTGACACTCTGAACAAGCTCACAGTAAAGTTTCCAGCAGCTACTCGTGATGTCATTTGTGACAGAAAGTAACTATGCACTGCATCATATTCGTTGACAGGAACGTTGACATCGTAATCATAGAAACTGTCAAACACTCTGACTGTTAGGTCTGTGTTGGGATTTGCGTAATTTACTGTGCTCACGAATTATGCTCCAGGATTGGGATTGTTTCTACCTTGTGCTTGTGCTGCGGCTTGCCGCTGGGCTTGTGCTTGAGGGAATATCCAGCCGTCAGCACGATTGGCCACTGCTCTGGTGGCGCCTGGCAATGCTTGTATCACAGTGTTTGTGCCAATGGCCGTTGCTTCGCTCTTGGTGATGGCTGCCAAGTTCTTGCCTTTGAATGTGTTGTAGGTTCGGCCAGCTTTTTGTGCTGCACCAATCAAACCCAACACACTGCCGCTTTGCAAGTCTTCCAAGATACCAACACCAGCATCCAACAAGCCGCCTTGGCCAAACACTGTGGCAACACCACCTGCTCTTGACAAAGGACTGGTAGTGGTGTCATAGTGCGCATGATCTGCAAATCCTTGCACATTGGTGTCTCCACCTTGTTGACGTTTGCCCACAGCACCTGTGTAATACTTCACAGTTTCATACGCAATGGTCATTGAGTTTTGCATGATGCCAGCACCTTCAGCATAGCTGTATTGATCATGACTCCAGTTTGTGATTAATGGATTGATCAGCACATACTCAGCAAACTTGTGCTGGTCCATGCCGTAAATTCTAATGTCTCGGAAGAATGGTGGTTTGCCAGATGCTGTGCTAGTGCCATCATTGAACGATTCGCCGATGTAGCCCCAATCGTTGACTTGTCGCACATCATTGTAGATGTCCCTAGCATTGTATCCAAATCCTGCTTGACGATTGGCACTGGGACCAATGCTGCCGTTGGTGTTGTTGGGTGCTAGATACTGTTGGCTTGGATCTTTGTAGTAGTAGGCCATGTAGTTGTACCACATGTTACGAGACACATCACCACCGTCGTCATGAAACACAATGGTGCAAGGCTCATAGTTGATTTTTTTCTGAATCACACGTTTGCGATTGTATTGACTCAGTGTTTCGTTTTCGATATTATACTTGGGCAAGTCTGCTGTTTTGACAATGTAACTCAAACTGGTTATGTCATCGTTGCCCATTGCACCACGCAATGCAGGAATCTCTTGCACGTTCAGCGTGAAGCTGACATGAAAGAGAAACTTGAATCGGGGTTTGAGTTCGTAGGCGTTGGTAGTAAATGTACGGCTTGCGTGTTGGTAGTCACGCAAGCTGTTGTTGCCGTAGAACCCTTTTAAAAAGTCCTGGCCGAACGTTGGCATGTTTAGACGCCTGCGCCGGTTACCACGTCGCCTAAAGTTCTGCCAACTGCAGTACCAACTCCAGTGCCTTCAGGTGTCTGATTGGCGTTGTCGTAAGCAATGCTGAGTTCGATTGTGGCAGCTTCGTTAGTGCCATAGTTCAAGTCGCCATAGTTGGCACCTTTGAGGTAGCAGCCATACAGTTCCCATGTTTCCAACACCACTGGTTCGTTGGCACCGTTGCCACCGTCTAGGATTTCAACTTTGGTTGTGAACTTGTAATCAATACCAGACGCTGCTGAACTCATTTCCAAGAAATCCATTTGCTTCTGCAACTGTTCGCCAACCAATCTGCTGACTTGACCAGACGCATCATCACGCAGACTGCATGTGGTGTCGGCCCAGGCATGACGACCTGCCAGTTTTAATGTTGAGTTGTAAATTGGCAATGAAATTTCTTCAAATGTCAAATTGGGACGAGCAAAGCTCACAACTTGTTTGGTCAATTCTGTTCTTGGTGTGCTCACGCCAAGATTTTCAAACATCACTCTAAAGCGATATTTGAGTTTGGGCATCAACAGACCTTGGGTTGGTGAGCTTTGGTCACTTGCCAAGGGTACTGTCATTCTCTGTAATGATGAAACTGCCATTTGTTATTTCTCCTGTTGTTTTATTTACCTGAAATGGAGGCCTTCAAAAAGGCCCCCTGTTTCATCACTGTGCTGCACTGCCGCCTGCAATTTCACCAGTATTCTTGATACGCAGTGGAATGTAGATAAACTCCACTGCTTTCACTGGCTCGATAGCCACGTCAACCCACAACTCATTGCGGTCAATACGTGCAGGAGTGTTGTTACTCAAGTCGCAAACCACCAGGTAGTCATAGATAGCACGTTTGGCAATCAAGTCAATCATCAAACTGTTCACAGTGTTGGTGATCTCATTGCGTGTGATTTGATCATTGGGTTCAAACAAATACAGTTTGCCAATCTCTTCCAAACGTCCACGCAAGAAACAGATCAGTCGTGCAACGTTGATACGATCCAGTGCTGTTGTGGCACCTTGACGTGTTTTGTTACCAAAGTTGGTAATACCAATACCTGGAATAAAGGTAATTGGATTGATGTTGTTTTGATACAGAACATCACGCAGGCCTTGGCTCACAGCAATTTGCACAAACTCGCCTGTTGCACTGTTGATATAGCCAATTGCTGTGGCATTGTCAACAACACCGCGGCGTGTGCCAGCAGGTGCCAACCATGGATAGCTCACTGCATCACTGCGCAAGATTGTGCGCATCATCATGTGACTTGGTGCTGTTACAACTGTGTTGCCTGACAAGTCTGTGGTCTGGCAGCTGGGATAGAACACAGCAGCATAAGCACTACCAATGGTCAAACCATCACCAGTTGACAATCCAAGTCCGCCGTTGTCTGTGGCATAAGTTGCAAGATCTGTGCCGTTGCCTGCCAGGCGCATTGGTGTATCGCCTACAACAAACAATGTGTTGGCACGTTCGTTGCTAAGTGCTACCATGTTAACAGCCAATTCGGGATATGCAGGAGTAGCAATCAAATTGAATTGATTTTGTTCTTCTCTTGCTGCCAAGCTGGTATCAATACCTGATTTCAATGCAGCCACGACCAATGCACGTTGTGCCTGGCGACCTGAATACATTGAACCATCAGCTTTGTTACCGCTTGCGGTTACCCAGGTATAACTGTAATTGGGCAAGTTGGCATTGTTGGTAGGTGCTGCAGGATTGTATGCGCCAGCATCAGGATAGTTGGCTGTGGTAAAGTAGTTGGTAGTAAATGCTTTTACATTGTAACCTGAACGACGTGTGTTCCACAACAGCATACCTTGGGGATACAATGCAGGATCTGGTGCATCCAAGTCCAGGTGATCACTGGTCAACAAACTTTCGATTGTTGGCAACGCATCTGTCACAGGATTGGTAGCGCCACTGGTGCTCCAACGTGCATCTGCAAACAACACACCATTTTGTGTGGTTTGATCTGTGGTATCAATTGCCACCCATTGATCAGTGCCACTCACTGATTGCCAGCGATACAATCTAGGATAGTTTTCCAAATCACTGGTATCAACCCACAAATCACCGTATACCAATGGACTTTCTGCAGCATTGTTTTGTGTGAGAGGCGCAGTTGCTGCCACGATCGGACCTGACGCATTGGTCAGGGTCAAGTCAAATCCACGTGTGTCATTGGTAACGTTTTGATAACCTTGCCAAATACCATTGTCTTGGATCATGATATCAACATCGCTCACACTGCTGTAATACCAGTAACGGCCGTCAGTAGGATTTTGATCTGGAGCTGTTGTGCTGGCTGTGTATGTAAATTCAGGATCAGTTACCCAGTTACTCAATACCAATTGTCCAGCGGTGGTGTTGCTGGCGTGAACATATTGTGTTGTGGTCAAAAATCCAGCAGTGGTAATTGGAGTGCCAGTGAGATTGGTTACCAGCATAGTTCCACCTTGACTGTGTGTAAACACAATAGCACCTGCGCTGTTTACACTTGCGCTGACATAAGGAATGTTGGCTGCACTAACTGAACTGACAAATGCACTTGGTGTGGTTCCAGTCAATGTCACTGTGTAGTTGGTAAATGTTGATGAACCTGCTACTGATGCACTCAATTGGAATGAATTACCATTGACAAATGTTGGATTCAACACATCACCTGTGACCACTGTTGCGCCTAGTGCAGCTCTTTCAAAGATCTGGAATGAACTTGAAGGGTTGTAAGTGTAAGCCGAAGCATTATACACTGTGTAAGTTGTGCCGATAGGAATGTTTTTGCCACCACCTGAAGGATCAAGCGCATAGTTGGCAGCAGCATCGTTGGCATATGGAGCCACTGTTTGTGTAATCCAAGTGGCCAGTGCTGCACTGTATTGTTTGATTTTCAAACTCAGACCATTGTTGGCCGAGCTGAGATTTTGCCATACACTGCCTGTGGGGCGTGGGCTGGTATCAGTAGTTCTCCAACGTGGAGCCTGATAACTGTAGCCTGGAAAATACTCAGGAGTCAAATATTCGATGGCTTCGATGCCCAGTGCGGCCAGCAATGCTACACCGTTGTTGGGTCCAGGAGTAATACTAACAATACCGCCATCGGCAGTTGATCCGTCGTTTGTGGCAGTTGAATCTGCATAGAATGTCAACTTGCCATCAACTACTTCAGTATAAAACCCGTATGTGCCATATGGCAACGCAGCATTGATTGCAGTGCTGAATGCACTCACTGTCTGACCAGCTGGCACTGCTACCAATT